CCCCGACTACAAAGAAAAGAGGGAGTTCGGTTAAAAGTTTTCGGGGTGTAGCGCAGTCCGGTTAGCGCACCTGCTTTGGGAGCAGGGGGTCGTGGGTTCGAATCCCGCTACCCCGACGAAAATTTCAAGTTAAGAAAATTTGAATGGTGTTGAGCTGATACAGTTTGTATCGGCTTTTTTCATTGGTACAAAATAGACTTAATTATACCCCATTTAAGGGCAAATAAAGGGGATAATTCTTTGAACTATCTTTGAACAAGTTTCTCTATTTGCACCTATTTAGTGGAAATTAAAGCGGTTTCCCATCAATTTACCCCGATTCAAGCTGTTTAATGCGATTTTAAACCTTTAAAAAACATTAAAACAGTATGGCAACATTTAAAGCGATCGTTTTCCAAACTGGAAGACATATAAAACAAGATGGAACATCCAATATAAAAATTAGAATCTATCATAATAGAGAATCCCAGTATATAGCCACCAGCTACTATATCCAACCCGGAAACATGGATGACTCCGGACGGATCCTGCCAAACGTTACAAACGGCGAAATGATAGAGTACGAAATAAATGCGTATATCCAAAAGATCAGGAGAGAGTATTTAAAGCTAGGACAAGAAAGAACTCAGTTTATGTCATGCAAGGATTTAAAAGAAGAAATAGAGAAATCCCTAGCTCCTGACGCCGAGTTTATAGACTTCGTAGAGTTCGCCCAAAACATAGTAATTCAGACGAAAAAGAAGAAAACAGCCGAATGGTATAGTTCTTCCATTGATACACTATGTTGGTACACAAAAAGAAAGAAGATAGATATTAAGCTAATCACCTCATTTCTTCTAAATAAGATGATCAAAGACTTATATCACTCCGGCCCCGCCGGCATTCCCTTAGAACCGGGCACAATAAGCCATTACCTTAGAGGACTCAGAGCATTGTATAACAAAGCTAAGCTCTATTACAACAATGAGGACTTTGATATTATAAGGATTCCAGGCGATCCGTTCAAAAAGGCTGAGATACCGGAGTACCGGAGGAAACGAAAGAATATAGACATCAACACTCTATTGAAGATTAGGGATTTCCAATCTGACAAGAAACGTACTAATATGGCACGTGATGTCTTTATGATGATGTTCTACATGATGGGAGTCAATATCAACGACCTATATAGTATTTCGTGCGAACGCCGCGGAAGACTGGAGTACATGCGATCTAAAACGAATACGGAGAAGAATCACGAACAGATACCGCTTTCCGTCAAGATCGAGCCGGAGCTTCGCATCCTGCTTGATAAATACACAGAGGGTTATTTCCTCTCCTACTTTCATACCAACTACTGTAGCTTGAATAATTTCATGCGAGCAATCAATAATGGACTGAAAGACATTTGTATGAACTTAGAACTAGACTTCAAGGTCACCACAAACTGGGCCCGCCACAGCTGGGCCAGCTTGGCAAGAAACAAGGCCGGAGTACCGAAGGCAGACATTGACTTCTGCCTCGGTCATGTAAATAACGACTATAAGATGGCCGATATCTACATTGATATAGATTATAGTATTTGTGATAAGGCAAATCGCGCTGTATTGGATTTATTGCAGAAAAAAGAAGAAAAAAAAGACTGAAACGTTTGCAAATACAAAAACTCTATATATATTTGCAAACAGAACGGTGTTGAGCTGGATAAAACAATGGTTTTGTCCGGCTTTTATTGCATATATATGCTTCAATAGCGCTTATTACTGAAACTCATCTCATTTTTACGTTATGCGCCGCAAAACAATGACGCATGGAAATTACAGTTTCAAAAACAGCTTTATTAGATAAGTTGAAATCAATCGGGCGAATCATACAGCCTAAAAACACATTACCAGCTTATGACAACTTTTTGTTTGTTGTTGATGAATATGGTCTTATTCTAGTGACAGCAGGGGAAGAAGGTGGGCGCATCTCTACAAACGTAGATGGCGCTGCTGACTTCATCAATTATTCTTTCATGGCTAACGCCAAAACATTACTCGACGGATTAAAAGAGATCCCCGAACAGCCATTAACCATATCCATCCTTGAAAAGGAATTGATTGTCAAATACGCTAATGGCAGGTTTTCAATACCACTTGAAAAAGGCGATCAATACCCATCCATGAACACGGATGATACTGCCAGCCCATTTCTCGTTTCTGGTAATGACTTATTATACGGAATAAGACAAGTCTTGATCTGTAGTGCCAATGATGAACTCCGTCCAGTACTGAATGGTGTCTATTTTGATATCGGTTTAGATTCAATGTCATTTGTCGCAACAGATGGTACCCGTCTAGCAATGATTGAAAATCCATCCGCTTATACGCGCAAGGAACGGGCGGCCTTTATCCTGCCAAGCAAGTTTGCTAAAATCCTTTCTAATATTGTTCCGGAAGATTGCATGGAAGTAGAAATATCGGTAAATCAGACTAATATTTTATTTGAGTTTGATTCATACCGGTTAGTCTGCCGTATGATTGAAGGCCGGTACCCTAACTATCGTGCCGTTATCCCTCAAAAACAGCCTAATCGTGCAGTATTAAAGAAAGCCGATATAGTCTCAGCTCTAAAGCGTGTATCTGTCTTCTGTGACAGCAACTCATCTCTGGTGGTACTCAAATTCGATTCCAGTTCTCTTAAAATAGCAGCTCATGATTTAGACTTTTCTAAGTCTGCAGAAGAAACGATCAGCCTGCAATCAGGCTGTGATATTGAAATAGGTTTCAAGAGCAGCTTTTTGATAGAGATGGTAAACAGCATTCCTTCGGAAGATATTGCTATCACCATGAGCGATCCGTCGAAAGCCTCAATCTTTACCCGCTGCGATGAAGAAGTTCGTAGCCTTACTTATCTATTAATGCCTTTATCAATTAATTATTAATACTATGGGAAAAGAACATCAATCACCTAAACAGGTTATTCAATCGTATTTGGAAGAGAGAGCAAAGAGTGATCCACTCTTTGCTACTTCCTATGCAAAACCAAATAAGAAAATAGATGAATGCTACGACTATATTATAAGCCAAGCCAAAAAACGTGGTGGTAGTGTTGTATGTATGTCTGAAGATGAAGTATTCGGGTTAGCGGTCCATTACTATGATGAAGACAATATCAAAGTAAATAAGCAATCAAAATCGAAAGTGGTAGTTCCTAAGCAACCTGAAAAGCAAAAGGAACTTACGTTAACAGCTGAGAAGTCTAAACTAGAACAGGTTGCTCCTAACAAACGTAAAGGGAAGAAAAAGGAAATACCATCAGGACAATTTTTATTATTTGAGGACCTATGAAACCAAAAACAGCATTACAGAGACAGGTTGTAAAGTTGAGTGCTAAACTTCCTGCTATTACAAAGAATCAGACCGCCTGGGCAATAAAAAATTGCTTTGAAGTAGAAGGATTCCATAGGGCTAAAAAGATTTGGTGTACTGAGTGCGGAGAAGTCTTTGAGGCTAAAGAATCCTATTTATCATACTCCTTGCTGGGCATCAATTGTCCTTGTTGCGGTAAGCATCTCAGAGTATTGGGGAGTCGTAAAAGGGTATATTCACCTCAATCAATGTATTTCACGATTATAACCACAATCGAAGGATTTCAAGTTTTAAGGCATTTTGTTATTTCCAAATCCTGTCGCGTAGGCCAACCTGCCGACATGAAGATCAACGAAGCTGTGCAGAATTGGATATCTCCCAAAGGTATTGAGGTAATAATGTCCAGATCATCCAGCTATTGCTATGGCGCTTATGATCATTGGTGTTGGAGTTCAGACATGGAAATACGTTCTGATTATGGTATGAAATACAAATACCACATTTGGGCAAGTCATATCAAAACCTTAAGACTACTCCCCAAACTGAAGTATGCGGGAATCGATGAGAATTTTAATGGTATCACTCCCGATATCCTATTCAGGATGTTATTGCGTTATCCGTTTGTTGAGACATTGATAAAGCAAGGTGATAAAGAACTATTGGAATATATGGAAGATAATATAACCCAAGTTGGAAAGTTCTGGCCAGCTATAAAAATAGCCAGACGTCACGGCTTTAAGATTACGAAACGTACCGATCTGAGAATGTATTTTGATTACTTGGAAATATCCAATGCCATCGGAAGAGATATTCGTTCCCCTAAATACGTCTGTCCAAAGAATCTAAAGCAAGCTCACGATGAAGTGATGAAAATAAAACAGAAAATAGATGCTAAGATTGACTTTGAGAAAAAGAGGAAACAAGCAATAAAAGATGAGAGAGAATATCTAAAACAGAAAGGTCGTTTCTTCGGTATAGCATTTGGTGACAATCTTATCCAGATTGGCGTTCTACAAAGCGTTATAGACTTCTTAGAAGAAGGTAAAGAAATGCACCATTGTGTGTTTACCAATAAATACTACAGTAAATCAGACTCTTTGATTCTAACAGCTCGTATTGGTAATAAGCGCATCGAAACGGTTGAAGTAAATCTGAAAACTTTGAGTGTTGTCCAGTCACGGGGTGTTTGCAATAATAATACTGAGTACCATGAACGCATTATTGGACTCGTAAAAAAGAATATGAACTTAATCAAACAAAAGATAGCATGATATACGAAGATTATATACGCAAATTCTGGAAATTTTATAATAAGGAACGATTTGCAGAATTGGACCTATGTGTCTATTTCTATTTATTACATCAATTTCATTTAGCAGGATGGCCGGCATCAATTAATCTGGCTGATACTGATTTGTCTAAATCATTACGCATATCATCTGCTGATGTTATCAAGTCCAGAGTTAGATTAGATAAACGTGAATTGATTAAATGCGATGTAGTGGGAATCTATGTGGTGTATAAGATAAAATAAGAGGATGATGACTTATATTGAATTAATCAACAATTTCTGGATTCTTGATGAAGACTGGCAATTCACCTGCTGTGAAACGAGGCTTTATTTTTACTTGCTAAAAACAGCGAATCGTTTAGGCTGGGTGGATAGCTGGACGCGTAGTGATACGAAGGTGTCGTCTGACGTGGGAGTGTCAGTCAACTCAATGAAGACAGCACGTAATAGATTGGTTCAAGCTGGTCTGATAGAATTTAAATCTGGAGGAAAAGGACAACGGGATAAGACTAGGTATCAAATAAGCTATCAAAATTTGACACCTAAACCGCAACCTAATCTTATACCTAATCATATACCTAAACCGCAACCTAAAGTTGAACCTAGCACTTATAAGGTACGCGCATTAGACTTAGATAAAGACAAAGACAATAATTCTCTCTCTCCCACGCGTGAGGGAAAGTTATTCCCGGTAGATAATTTTTTCGATAAGTCTTTAGACGACTGTTATGCAGAACTGAAATCGAATCAATCATGGGCGGAAACGATAACGATGAATACTCGTTCTTCCGGTAATCCTGATTTCACGCTAGAAGCCTTTTACGAGTGTTTGAAGCTGTTTTTCATGGAGCAACAGAATAAAGGCGAAACATCAAAATCTCCCAAAGATGCGATGTCCCATTTTGCCAGTTGGTTAAAAATAGAACTTAAAAACAAGAAAAATGAACGGAGAACTAATAAAAACGGAGCTTGCAATAGTGTTACATCCCAATCAACTTCGGAGGGCTGTGAAAGACAGCCAGACTGGATTGACAAGCAACCAGCTGCTCTTAAGGAATACATCAACAGCCTCCCGATTGGTCGATGAATGGAGTGGAACAACTGCTCAATTAAATTGTGTTGTAGAGCTTAAAGATGTAGCTAGTGCTGATGAAATACCAACGCTCGCTGATGTGAACGCGGCATTTGGCAATTCTACTTCTGTAGAAATCATAGTCAGGCATTTGCAATCGGTTTTCAGATATGCAGGTATTGAACTTCCGGATTCGCAATTAGCGGAAACTTCGATGTCGATATTATCAAGCTATTGGTACCTAAATTTAGCAGAGCTATGCATCTTCTTTAGCCAATTGAAGAATGGTAGCCGTGGGCAGTTCGTTTGGGGATCGAAAATAAACAATCAAGCGATCATGGTAGCGCTTGCCGATTTCTGCAAAGATAGGCGTCGTGAGATTGAGCGTAAGGAAAGCGAAAAAATACGGCAAGAAGTTGAAAAAGGATATTCCCGGAATGAGAACTTGGTAAAAGACATTGTTCTTGGTGCCCAAAGCATCAAGGAGAAACGAGAGAAGGCGAAACGAGATTATAAGGCCTTCTGCGAGTTCTTCCCATGCTTGCCTGATGAGTATAAGCCCGAAGTGCTTTGGAAAGCATGGGGAGGAAATAATGAAGCCCTGCATGAGGTTTACGGTGATAATATTCCTGCTGCAGATGTCGCCGAAAAGGATATCGGAAGGTACTTGTGTAACTACAACATTGTCAAGAGTAAAGAGCTAGGAAAATAAAAGCGGCCGACGTACCACCGCCGACCACTATCATAGGCGCAAAGCTTATAGCTATTAGGAACAGCAAATATATAAAATCTTTGTGCTTATGGCAAGTGAAGCAGTAAATAATTACATAACTAAGCGCTACGAACGCTGGCTTGATTACTCTTTGTATCATTGTGGGCTTGCGGGCATTCCTGATGAAGCAACAGATGTCCTAAATGAGGTCATTTGTTCGCTCCTCCAAAAGAAAAACAGGTTACTGGACAAACTACTTGAAACAAGAAAAAATGGCTATACAGAGCTTGATTTCTTTGTTTTGAAGATGATAAAGCTGAATGCATCCTCTCCTACTTCACAGTATCGGAGTAGATACAAGCCCCTGCCTGCGGATGACAACGTAGATTACACGAGACTGGATATTGAAGATATTTCAGATGAACCTGAGGACAGAAATGCTGAAATATTAGAGAAGCTGCATCTAGTGAGAGAAATTTATGCAAATCTGGACCTCGGAGATTTGGCAGCCCGTGTCTTTGAGTTCCATTTCTTTCAAGACGGAAACTTCTCGGAATGGGAAGGCCCGGAGACATTAAAGCAGCTGTATGAGATATATAACGGAGTACAAGAACTTATTAGAAAGAAAATAAATGGAGAAAGTATATTTTAAGTAAAAAATAGTTCATATTTATTGGAAATTCATATATTTGCGATGCCCAATAATGTTATAATCTATTCATGTAGAGTGTAAACCGTAAAATCGGTTTCAGCTTTATAACGGCTGTGGGCGCACTCTACGTGAATATCTAAGAACTATGAAGACAAAATTTAGACAGTTTAAAACCGCTGAAAAGCATCAATGGAAAACAATGCAGTTATTGAATATTGTTTTGTTGCATAATCAAGCTCCTGATTCTTATGTGGAGTTATTTAATAAAATGGCATATTTGGATTATGTGATACCATTGAGAGGAGATAATTATATTGAGCTGCTGAAGTTTGAAAAACTTGCTACTTTGAACATGTATGAAGGGACTATTGTTACTTATATGGGAATCAGAGATAATGCATGGTTCAATCAAAAAAGTAAAAAAATAGAAAGTAGAGAGAGTGAAGAAGATTTGTATGCTAATACAAAGAAAGCAACATTCTATTTTATTCCAGAAGTACATAAATTATGTTTGTTATCTGGTAGTGAAGTTACAATTCAGAATATAAAAAAATATATTGATGCTGCTTCAACTAAGATATTAGGACCTGAACAGGTTCATTCTAACTTCGTTACATCAAAAGATGAGATAACAGAAGCGTATAAGGAACTCAATGTTAACCGTGTAAAGTTAACTATTAATTACGGGAATAAGGATGATATAGAAGGATTTGAAGAAACGTTCAGTGATTTGGCCAAAGAAGGTAATATCGCATTGATAAATATGGATGTATCATCAGCAGAAAATGAAGATCTAAATTTAAGTGAAGGAGGAATGGTTGATTCCTTGATTAACCTTGTTACTAAAAGGGGGAATGGCGCTGCTGAAATCACTGGCTACCAATTAATACCAGGAAAGAAAAAAGGAAGTAAACCCAAAAGAAAAAATCATAGAATACGCACCGAGAATTACATTGAAAAGATAAAAATCGGATTCAGTAGCATCGGTAGTATATATATGGCTATATATAACGAAGTTGTTACAAGATATAAAGGTTCAGAATAAAAATGGAAAAGAGACACTCAATATTTGGCTGGGATTCAGTATTCAGATCATACACGAATTATGATTTGATTAAAGATTCAATTTTCCCTGTATTGGCAGCAGTTACTATAACTGTTATTAGCTACTTAGGGGAAAAAGATATGCTTGTTGAACTGTTTAAGGTTATCACGATTGGATTGAGTGTAGTTCCTGTAATGTTGTCAATCCTTTTGGCTGCTTATGCTATATTAATGTCTATGTACTGGTCCCCAATCTGTGAAAAGATGAAGCACAATGCAAAAGGAAATAAGTTACTGAATGGGTTGAACTCATCTTTCGCTGCTGCAATAAAGATTATTTGTTTTGGGGTTCTTTATCTTCTAATAGTAAATAGTATAGGGACTGTGAATATGCCGTTTCATATAATACCACCTAGTATTATCAATGGGTTGCTTTTAGTCATTTCATTATATTTCATCTTATTTTCAATATGGATAATGAAAGATATAGCGATCAGTATCTATAATTTCGCCTCATTTACTATTAATACAGATATCAAAGAAAAAAAGGATGAAGATAAAAAAGATTCATAAATTTCTTATTTCTCACTGTTTTGATGAAAATAAGAGCATTTCGCTTGTAAACTCAAAAATAATCTGTATGTTTGCATCGACTTACATACTGAGAGGCGGGTAAAAGCTCGCCATATTGAATTGCTGCGGGCATTTTTTATGCCTGTTCGATTTGAACATATACGGTTCCGACCCCCGTGTGGATGCTTAATGGCACCACTGCCTCTCAGGTGTAAGTCAACGGGAAAGCGGGACCGTTCTTTTTTCTCCGCGTTAACAAACATTCTTAATGATATGACTAATCCTGAGAAGAATTGTTTGTTGGTGAATAATAGTATCCTTCAAACAGGTGCGCCCACACCCAATGGGCATCGTGTAACCACAAGTATCGCTCTCCGACTTGTGAATGTGTGTATTGCGTTCATCGCTCTCATTGTATCAGGTTCTGCTGATACATCATTTCCTCTCTTTGCCTGTATAGGCTGGTTTATCTCTTCAATCCCGTTAATAGTTTCACTAAGGAAGGAGGTATATCATGGCTAATGAATCAATTGCCCCGGAAAGAATCATAGACAATAAACTCTATGAACAATTGCAAGCCCTAAATCGTGTCAAACTTGAGTGTGATATCTTATTCGCTACCTATTCACATCAAGGCGTAAACGTATCCGAATCAGATGAAGCTACTTTGTATAAAGACATAGACAACTGCATCCTTGCAATCTCTTACCTAGCTTGTAGTAAGTATGAGTTTGATTTAAAGAAAGGAGGTGTACTATGAAAGGTACAGCTTTTGAGTCAGACCGTAACGAAGCAATGAAGCTTTTACAAGATCTAGTTGAGATAAAAGATAGCTTATATCGTTTCGCAAGTGTAAATAATGAAGCACGTAATCCCTTTAATCCAACAATTAATAGTTTTGCAGATGATATTGGATGCTTCTGCTGTGATCTAGGACAATTGATTGGAGCTACTATTTACAGTGATATAAATGAGGGGTATGACATTAATATTAATGTTCAGAAAGGAGGTGAATTATGATCAATAATAATATAGAACCTAAGTTTGTAGTAGATGAAGAACTCCACAACCTAATGGTGACACTGAGAGATACTAAAGAAACCTACAACCGCATCTGTGCCCGAATGAGAAAGCAAGGGGTAAAGCTCCATAAAAGCAATGAAGAGAACTATGCCAATGATATTGATGAATTGATATGTGTTACTTCCTGTCTCATTAGCGAACAGCTTTATCATGATATACAGGAAGGAGGTACACTATGAATGACATCGTTTTTTGTGGGGATAACGGGCAACTCGTTACCACAAGTTTGAAAGTCGCTGAAGTGTTCGGAAAGGAACATAATAAGGTGGTTAGAGACATTGAGAATCTTTCCTGTTCGGAGAATTTTAATCTCGCCAATTTTGGCGAGATTAACCACATTGATGATAAAGGAAGACGTTATCAAGCTTATTCCATGACCAAAGATGGTTTCGTATTCTTAGTCATGGGATATCGTGGAGCAAAGGCTGCGCAATTTAAAGAAGCATATATCGAAGCCTTCAACAAAATGGAGAAAGCCATAAAGGAAGTGCCAACACTCCCCTCACCTATTGACGTAACTGTTTTGAAGCAATTGGTAGAAGCAACTCAAGTAATGACGGCACAAATCAGTCAGATGCAAGCAGAAATGAATCGTCAACGTGAGTACAGCTTTTACCCTGTATCACAGAATCCATTGTTATCTGCCAGTGAGCAACGTATCTCTCCCCGCCAATGTAAATACTACACAGTTAAACAGATGGCAAAAGCATTAAATTCAGATGCAAGGCAACTGAATGCTTTTCTTGAATATAAAAGAGTTCAAGAATATGATAATATAAAACAAAGATGGGTATTAGATTCGTCTCTTGTCGGACGGGGGTTGACATATACGGTTGTATATGAACCTGTCGATCCTAATGAAGAACCACGTGAGTATATGGTGTGGACTCCCAAAGGCAGAGACTACATTTGGGAGTTATTGCTTAATGAGAAACGGAAATATCAAGAAAATGCTAAAGGACGTTAGATTATTGTGATAATATTATAGAGCGAGGTGGGACTAAATCATAGTCTCACCTTTCTTTTTTTCATAGAAATGAGTATTCGGCATTATATTTTAAGCAAAAAGTATCATATGGGACGCAAAAGCGCATATAAAGAAGAATATAATCAGTTAGCCGAGAATTATGCCTTATTAGGGGCAACAGACAAGGAAATGGCTAATTTATTTGGTGTAACCGAGCGCACGCTTAATCAATGGAAGAAGGATTATCCGGAATTTCTTCAGTCCCTAAAAAAGGGGAAGAGTATTGCCGATGCCAATGTAGCAGCAAAGCTTTATAATCGTGCCATAGGTTACGATTGCACAGCGACTAAGTTCGCTACATCTGATGGAAAGATTACCGATACCCAGGAATACACAGAACATTTCCCACCTGATACGACAGCCGCTATATTCTGGCTGAAGAACCGGCAGCCGGAGAAATGGCGTGACAAGAAAGAAGTTGATGCAAATGTGAATCTTGGTGATGAACTGGAAGGATTGAGTGACGAACAGTTACAGGCTATTATTGATGGTAAAGAAGAAAAGTAAAAGAGAAATATTGATTCGTAAGGCGAAAGCTGCTACCATACTCCGCAAACGAATAGCAAAGAAAGACTTTTGGGCATTCTGTTTGTACTATGATCCGAAGTTTTTCTCTAAACGTCTGTTCCTAAAAAAGGTCGCTGAAGCGTTCATGCGTGTGTACAGCTCGTATTCTGCGGGTATAATCTACCGTCTTGCTGTCAGCATGCCACCACGTGCCGGAAAGTCATATATATCTTCTCTTTTCATCGCTTGGATGTATGGACACTTTCCCGAAGAATCTGTAATGCGTAACTGTTGTTCTGACACGTTATACAACAAGCTCTCTTATGATACCCGCGATATTGTCAAATCAAAACGTTATCGTGAGATATTTACTGAGATTCACCTAAAAGGAGATAAACAGAATGTCAAAGGCTGGAATGTAGAAGGCGCTCGGCAGGTAAGCTACTTCGGTGGCGGTGTCGGCGGTACTGTGATCGGATTCGGTGCATCTATGCTCGCCATGACAGACGACTTGTACAAGAGTCTGGAGGATGCACTATCTGACAACAACAATGAGAAGGTATGGTCATGGAAGCAAGGTACGCACGACTCCCGTATTGAAGGAAGCTGCTGTATGATTGATATTGGTACACGTTGGTCATCTAGTGATGTCCTCGGACGTTTGGAAGAAGCCGGCAAATACAATGAAATCATTCGTATCGCTGCACTAGATGAAAACGATGAAACGTTCTGCGCTGACGTACATACAACAGAGTATTATCGGGAACTACGTTCTGAAACGGATGAAAGTATCTGGATGGCCGAGTATATGCAGGAGCCGTTCGAAGCCAAAGGTTTGCTATTCCCTAAATCCTCTCTCATGCGCTTCAAGAGTGCTGATATTGTAGGAAAGAAACCTGATGGTGTACTTGGTGCTTGTGATACAGCTGATAAGGGCGATGATGATTTCTGTGCACCATTTGCAAAGGTATTCGGACCGAAATACTTCATCACGGATGTTCTTTTCACAAAGGATCCTGTAGAAGTAACAGAGCCACGCTTGGCACAAATGGTTATTGATACCGAATGCGACCAGATGCGTATTGAATCAAATAATGGTGGACGTATATTCGCTATTCATGTTCGCAAACTGGTAATAGAAGAAAAGAAGACTTGTACTATACAGGCTCGTCCTACAACACAACATAAGCCAACACGTATCATCATGAAAGCTGGCTGGATAAAGAAACATTGCGCTTTTCTTGATGAATCAGAATACTCTAAAGGATCAGACTACGGCCGTTTCATGAAAGCGCTTACCAGTTACAAACGTGAAGGAGATAACGCTCATGACGATGCACCGGACGGCATGACAATCCTTGCAGAGTTCGCAGAATCATTAGGTTTGAAGCTTAAAACTTCGACTCGTAAAGTGGGACGTGGATAACTCTTTGTGGTACACTTTTTGTAATCTACAATAAAGTATTAATTTTAAAACTAATATTATGTCTACAACAGATTTTAATGATTTTCTTCACGGAGTAGATCTGGAAGATTACAATGAAATTTATGAATTAGCAAATGCTGCTAGTCAAGGAGAAAGTGGTAATTATTATGAAGTTACCCAAGAAGGGGATAAAATCTTTATTAAATGTGTCTATGCTGATAAAACTTTAGCTCTATTGTCAGAAGCGGCAAGAAATGCTTTTATATTAAAATTAGAACAGGAATATATGGATGGTATGGACCAAGAAAGTTTCTGGGGATATAAAAGAGCTTTGGAAAAATCTGATGAAGAAGACGTTAGGCATGGTATTTAAAGTACTTTACTTTACAGTGGCAGGGGGATGCTGACAAATTGTCAACGTCCCCTTGTTAATTATTAGAGTATATTTTGTCTGGTTTATATTTTAAGAGAAAAGTATATGCCATCAATTAGTGAAATTTTAGTTCAAGACGACTTTGGAAGGATTGTAAGTGATCTTTGCGTGGACACCATAGAAAATCGTGAGCCACGGGAATATTTAGAAGAGTATAATGGTAAGCGTAACCGTCGCACTACATCCGTTGGTTTCCGTGAACCTAAGACAGTAGCTGTCTATTCTGAAACAGAAGAAGAATTGAATACCCAAACGGGTAAAATGGAGCCTAAACGATTAGAGGATAAAACTGTTCCTGTTGCCAAAATAGTGACCAATATCCCAAAGAAGATTGTTCGCACAGCAGCAGCTTTTTTATTTGGCGGAGATATGACCATCACAGCAGATAATACAGATGATGCAAGCTTGGAGGATTTCAAAAAGATATTTGTCCGCAAACTCAAAATGAAGTCAGTACTTATGAGCTTTGCCCGTAAGGTGTTGTCAGAAACAAAAGCCGCTATTGTATTTTACCCTGTAAACAAAGTTGTAAATGGGAAAAAAGTCCCGGAACTGAAAGCCAAGATACTCTCTTTGCCAAAGGATGATAACGTTACTTATGAGTTCTATCCACATTTTGACGATGATGATGATATGGATGCTTTCATTCATAAGTTCACAACCAAGATTGACTACTCTACCTACGAGTGTGTCAAAATATACACCTCAGACAAAGTTATCACAGCTATAAATAAGGGGGGCCAGTGGGAAATCAAGTCAGATAAGAACCTATTCGGCAAAATCCCTGTAGTATATGCAGAGGTAGATCAACCGGACTGGGAAGATGTCGCTTTACTCATGGACCATTATGAAATGCGGATCTCTAGAATGTCAGATACTAACGACTACTTCGGCGACCCAATGCTAAAATCTTTCGGTTTGTCGAATCTCCCATCAAAAGATACAGTAGGGAAAGAATTAAACTTTTCTATGGAAGTTGACCCTGATACCGGCACTGCGTATCATGGTGATGCTGAATACCTATCATGGCAACAGTCCATAGATTCACAAAAGGAAGAGATTAGTAATGAACGCCACGAAATATTCTCTGGTGCATCATGTCCTGATTTGTCGTTTGACAATCTTATTGGCATAGGTGACCTATCAGGCGTCTCCCGTGAGTTTATGACCATTGATGCAAAAATTAAGGCTACGGAACAAATGGAAATCTTCGGACCGGTAGTACAACGATGTGTGGCTATTGTACAAGCAGGCATGGCGAATATATCACATATCAAAAATTCCAATGCTATAATGAATAATTATTTTGAGGTGTCTTTCGGCTCTATTCTCCCGAAGAATTTAGCAGAAGACTTACAGAATCTATCAACAGCCGGAGGTGGGAAACCAATCAATAGCCAGGAAACACTTACCGCACGTTCTCCTTATACTCAGAATGTAAAAGAGGAAATTGAGAAAATGAAACAGGAAGAACAAGCAGCTTCAGTCAATAACAATCCGCTAGGACCGATATATCAATGAAAGGACTAACATTCTACGACAAGCAGCATATACAAAAGATATTGGCTCAGCAAAGCGAAGTGGCCAATATCTTTAATCGATTTATTCTGTCTATTACCCCATTTCTCCAACAATGGGCAAATCGTAGTAGCGATAATGTATGGTTACGTAATCAAGTTGTCGAAAAATGTGTGGATCGGGAGTTGGATAAGTTACAGTCTCTTCTTCTCACGAATCTTACAGCCTTCAACATAGACGCATGGAAGCGCTCTGAAATGAAGAATGAGGATTTTATATCAGAATACATCAAAGGCATGGCTATTGATTCTGTAAGGAAGCAAGGAATGTTTGCTACAAACAAAGACGCACTCTCTCAACTTAGGAAAGGGTTTGATGCACGCGGCAATAATCTGTCTCCAATGGTGTGGAATCTTGCGGATCAGACAAAAACACAACTCGAGTATTATTTACAGACAGGTCTATCTGTTGGTAGAAGTTCTTCACGGATAAGTCAAGATCTTAGGCAAATCCTAAATGAGCCGGACAAACGATTTCGCCGGGTAAAGGATAAAGAAGGGAAACTTGTTATGTCCCAACCTATGAAGAACTATCACCCAGGACAAGGTATATATCGTAGTTCAAAGATGAACGCATTACGTCTTACAGCTACATCTACCAATATGTCTTATCGTACCGCTGACTATGAACGTTGGAGTAAACAGGATTTTATATTAGGCATCGAGATACACCGCTCTGCAAATAATCGCGGACCATGCAAGATATGTGATGCAATGGTAGGTAAATATCCGAAAACGTTCAAGTTTATAGGTTTTCATCCTTTCTGTATCTGTTTTGCTACTCCGATCACGATGGAACCGGACAACTTTGCTGATTTCCTGCTAAACGATACAGTTCCGCAAGAACAGGTTATAACAGATATTCCCAAAACAGCAAAGGATTTTGTTGACGAGAATAAAAATGGGGTGCAATCCGCTTTTTGGTATAAGGATAACTTTAGCAAAGAAGGAGATTTGCAAAGAGAGAGAACTCCCCAGCCTACTACACCCGAAGTCATAAAAGTATCAAGAACAAAGCGCATCAAGACCGATGCTGAGAAAAATGATATTCAAAAAAGATGGGACGACCGGTTTGTAAGAAACTTCAATCAGAGTAAGATTGAGCAAAAAATCGGCATAAAGAGAGGTGAAGATATGACCTTCGAAGAAGCAAATGAACTGAGAGGAAACATCGGTTATGGAGAAGGAAGAGAATTCAGTGTAAACTGTCAGTCATGCGTAGTTGCTAATGAATTGAGAAGACGTGGATATGATGTAACAGCACTACCTAACCTTAAAAAAGAAGGGAACATTCCTTATGAACTCTCTGGAAAAACTAACTGGGCCTGGATTGATCCGGAAACAATGCAGACACCTGAGAAGAAACAGGCAGGTGGACAATATGTATCAGGACTTGATATTAAAAGCAAGACTCTCACTCAATTGAATAAAGAATTGAACGAGTTAGCCAAAGAAGCCGGCAGGTATCACATTGACTTTATGTGGAAAGACGGAAAAGGTGGACATATTATTACTGTTGATAGGTTAGAAAACGGTTCAATCCGTATTTATGATCCACAAATCGGTCGTTTGGGCGATTGGAAAGTTATATCCAAAGATATAAGTCTTAAGTATGGAGTAAATGTATTGCGTGTAGACAATCTATTGGTAAACACAGATATTATCGATAGAATAGTGAGAAAGTTATAAGAATGAACTTGTATAGTCTTTGGGCATAGGAGCCATTCCCATTATATCCGGCGATTGTGTATATGGTGCAAGATGTGCAGCATCATCTTTCACAAGAATAAATTGAGGATATCCAATGCAGCATTCCTTGTCTTCTTTCCGGGATGCTGTATATACCAAGTAGCCTTTCCACTCTCCATAATAGGAAACCTGATCGAATCCATTCTGTAGAGCGAGGATCTTAGCTTTCTCCTTATATTCTTTCTTCTTATCCATATTGCAAATATACTCATTGATTCTGGAATAAAATATAAGGGAAGGAAAAAGTTACTCCCCTTATATTTTAATAGAAAATCGTTATGACAATCATTGATGCTATTAAGAAGGGCTTGAAAGCCGCAGGTGTAAACGAAAAGTACGCCTCTAAGGTTCAGAAACTTTTCAAAATCGAAAAAGAAGAAGATATTGCTACTTATGTTGCCTTATTCAAAGACAATATTCTTCCTGATCTTGAAGATACATCCCCAGTAGAAAAAGCGAAAAAGGACGCTATCGCTGAATATGAGAAGAATAATGGTCTGAAGGACGGTAAGCCAATCAAACCAGTTAAAAAGACCAAGAAAACGACAGAATCAGAAGAGAATGAAGAAAATGAAGAAGAAGATCTCGAAGGTGTTCCCGCCTCTTTGATGAAACTATTCAAGGCTCAACAAAAACAAATATCAGAGTTAGCCAATAGCGTTACCACCTTAACTGGGAATATTACAACATCCAGCAAACAGGCTTCAGCTAAGGTTCTCTTTGATAACGCAAAATTACCAGAAAAGTGGTTCAAGCGTATCGACGTAAATTCTGAAATATCTGTCGAAGATCAGATTAAGGAATTGGCAGAAGAGTATGCTGAAATTCGCCAGTCCGCTGTGACAGATGAAATCGAAAATGGTAACTACACCCCACAATCACAGGTAAAAGACCGTAGTGAAAAAGAGTGGCTGGATATCATGAATAAAGAAGAAGGAGCTGGTGAATCCAGTGGTGTCGCTAGTCTTGGTATTGAGTAATAACTAAATTTTATTGTATCATGTATTTAAAAAAAGAAAAAGAATTTCAGTACCATCCCGCCATCATTAAGATGTTGGAGGATGTTGTCGGCGGTGGCACTATTGCCCGTGCTGATTTGAGAAAGGCCCTGTTTGACGGACAGCCATTAGATGAGTTGCCACCTTACTGCATCGCAGGACGCGATGAAAACGGTGGTTGGCATATCATCAAGACAGCAAAAGTGCTGGAGGCTGTAGAAGCAGCGGGAAAAGTCATCAAAGTAGCTAAAAATCATCTATTCGCAATTGGTGATTTCGTGACTGCCGGTGGAAAATTTGATGGAGCATCCGATAAAATTACCGCTATCGACAAGAGTAATGCTGCTTATGACTCTATTACTCTGGCGGCTGCCATTGGTGCGATGGCCAAAGATATGGTATTGGTCGCTGTAAAATCAAAAGCTGATGCAGGTTCTGCCGAGGCTACAGTAGAAACATCCGAGGTGGTGATTACGATGGCTAAAGTTGATCTGACTGTTGCTAATCAATCTTGCGGATTGATGGTAAGAGGTACTATTGAGGAACGAAATATGCCATTCCCTCTTGATGCTGATTTGAAGAAGCTTATGCCTCTCATTCGTTTTGTATAATCTATTAATTCATAAATCATTATGGAAAGAAGCTTAATCAAGCAAATTAACAAGAAAAACATGGCGGCACGTCTCAACTCCCGTCATGTGAAGCCGATGTATTACCCGAATTTCTTTGGTGTGAAGAGAGTTACTTCATTGAAGTGGGAAACATTGGTTGGTGAAAAAGGCGCTCCGGTTATTGCTGACGTTATTTCTTTCGATGCATCTGCACCGGAGAAAACGCGTGAAGTGATCGGCAAAATGTCTGGTGATATTCCTAAGACCGCTATTAAGCGCTCGATGACTGAAAGTGAATATCAAGAATACAAGCAGTTACAACGCGATGCCCAGGGCGATTCTGATCAATTGGAACTATTAAATCTTGGTTTCAAAGATACCGATTTTGTGCATAATGGTGTCCGTGGACGTATGGAATGGGCTAGTATGCAATACATGTCACGTGGCGGAACCAACTTGACATCCTCTAATAACAACGGCATCGTAACTACGGAATTTGTCGGCGTGGGTATGCCTGCTGCCAACAAAAAAGTATCTTCCGTAGATTGGGCTACCGCTTCTACTGCTGATGGTCTTCAAGATATTGAAAATGTACTGGCCGATGCAGCCAAGGAAGGTGTGTCTCTTCGCTATATTATTATGCTTACTACTGAGTTCTCTTTGCTGAAAAAGCAGAAAGCAACTATTGATAAGATTAAAGGCTGGATCAATCAAACGTCCAAGGTCGTTATCACGAAAAAAGTGATTAATGAATATCTTGCAGAACAAGAAAACCCATGTCAGATTATCACAATCAATCCGGCGCTCCGTATCGAAGATAAGAACCACAAACGTACTACTATCTGTCCGTGGGTTCGCAAACGTATTTGTTTCTTAGAGGATTTGCGTGTAGGTGATATCCAACACGGACCAATTGCAGCAGAAGATTCTGAGAGTCTGAGAAAGAAAGCATTGATGGTAAAGAAAGATTTTGTTCTGATTACCAAATGGTCAACCGAAGAACCATTTAAAGAATGGACCAAGGGAGAAGCAAACGCATGGCCGGTAGTTAATGATCCGGAAGCGATGTACATTTTGAAAGCTGACGGTAAAGCATGGGCAGCCGATGAAGCTACAGAAGGAACAGACAATATCCCTGCTAAATTCTTGGGTCAGGAAGTTGAGAAAGAAAACTTAGAAGCAGAAGACGAAGAGTAAATAGTTATGGCAACAATCAGAGAAACAATACTAGAATATCCATCTATTGAGGATATGGAAGGCTTCTTGGATAAGGTAGTCTTCATTAAGCGGGGTATCAACCCCGAAGCAGAATGTACTACTGAAAGCATGAAGCAGGTCGGTCTTTGTGTCGCTGATATGTATGCCATGATGGTAAACTCACCGGATTTCAGTGAAAACAAGCTTTCTATCACTCATCCCCGTTCTTTCTATATTCAGACTGCAAAGCAGCTGTATATAGAAAACGGGGAGCCGGAGAAGGCGGCTAAACTTGGCAAGCGAATCATTATCAAAGGAAGGGCAGGCAACAGATGGTAAAACGATACCCACATACAGCGATAGTCACTATGTCTGCTAAAGGGAAGGTTGTTGACGGTGAATGGGTTTCGGGAATACCAGTTGAAATATCTGTCTCCGGACGTTATGACCCGGTAAGCGATGGAAGAATCGTTCTCAAGCGTAATTCGGCTGGTGATGAAGCGCAAGTACATGGCTATTTCTATACCAAAATGCAGCCGCCGGCCGGTAGTAAGTTTTTGCGTTTGAAAGTCGCTTCCAAAGATATTGATGTACCGGTTATCTGTTGGGAACCTTATCAATCACATTCAATTATCAACGTATGAGAAATGGTATGACTCCCCTATTCACTTATGATGAATTGGAAAAATGGTTTGATCGCTTTCAAAGTAAAGCAGAAGATAAGATGCTTGTATTCCTGCAGGCAGGAGGTGAAAAGTTTATCGAAGTAGCCCGCCGGAGTGGTTCATATAAAGACCAAACTGGCAATCTTCGAAGCTCTATTGGATATATAATAGCCAAAGACGGCGAAGTGGTTACAGAAAACTTTAAAGAGGGTGACAAAGGGACTGATAAGACAACCGGTAAGTACAAAGGTCGTAGGCTTGCAGAAAAAGTCTCACTATCGTATACCGGCGGTTATGTATTGGTCGGTGTTGCGGGAATGGAATATGCGGCAGCCGTGGAAGCTAAAGGATATGAAGTCGTTTCAGGAGCTAATACGCAATGTGAGAAATACCTGAGAGATACATTGAAGTCAATTTTTAGCAAGATTTAATTATGGACGAATTTGATGCTGTTGATATAGTTTACGATGCTGTTTCCGCTGCGGACATCGATATTATGATTTACAAGGATAAGTCGGAAGCCGGCTTTACTAATGAACACATCGTTATCAATCATCTACAACTGAATGAGCTCGACTTCATCAATAAAGTACCTGTTAACATCAACATCTTTGTCCCTTTGAATGAAAACGGAATGAACCGACGTCAGCGAATGAAGGAACTCAAACGAAAGGTTAGAAAGTCGCTTGATTTAATCAATAGTAATGACGGTGTATGTAAAGAAGTAACAGTCCTCTGGAGCGTTCCAATGCTGGACCTGAAAGAAGGCTTTGCTTGTACAAATATCAGATTAGAAATTTTAATAGATCAATAGTTATGGCAGGAGAAGTAAGACCTATCGCTATGGGCGTAGGTGGAATTAAATTTGGAACAGTCGGTGACGGCGTTCCCGGTGCAGATCTCAAAGATTATCCCCTTCCGACCAAAGGAAGCGTTGCATTTAACTTTGCAGATCCAAAAGAAGTGAAAATTGAAGTAGAAGGTAGTGAAGAACCTTTTTATGTTGAACTGGTGAAAGATACGACAGATTATGTCGAGTTCTCCATCCCTACTCCATCAAATGAGGTTCTTAAAGAACTAGCAGGCGGTGAAGTGGATACAACAGGAGGAAAAAATATCTGGAAAAAGCCTCTTAGTACTCCTTCTATCTCTAAAACGTTCCAGTGTGAAACATTACCTAAAGACGGTAAGAAGGTCGTTTATACCATCGTAAATGGCAAGATCGCCTCAAAGATTTCACAGGCTCCCGGATCAGAGCAAGCAGAGTTGTTGCTTGTTCGTGTATATATGCAAGCTGCTGTTACTGCAGACGGTAAGAGACAGACCGCTTTCATGCGCGAAGTAGTTACTATTGCCGGAGGCGGAGAAGCCCCAGCGAATGCTGCGAATGTCGAAGGCGGAGAAGCTGCTCCAAGTGGTGCGAAAAAATAAATAACGGTTCTGTATAGCTCAGTTGGTTAGAGCGCTACATTGATTATGTAGAGACCGGCGGTTCGATTCCGCCTACAGGAACAAACTATTGAAGGATGGAGCTGAAAGTATTGAAGGTTAGTTGCAAATAACCGGAAGTATTGCCCGGAAGTACAACGGGCTAGGCTCCTTGATGAAATTATGAGTATAAAGAATTTATTTCAGCAAGAGTCTGAATCCGTTACGGATCAGGCTGTCAAAATTCCATTCGAATTTACTAACCGGGATTCTATTCCTAAAGGAAAGGACCCCGGAAACTGCATTGTTATAAAGCCTGTCACCGTCCGGACATGGTTTCGGATACGCCCTTTCCTTCTTGAAGTCGAGAAAGAAGATCTTGATAAGATGATTGTGAAGGACGGAGAACTCAATGCAGACTTTCCGGAACTGATGAATAAATACGGAGGATTGCTTTTTGACATCGTCTGCCTCGGGATTCACAATAAGCCTAGTGATCCTCCGGAATGGTTCAAGAACGCTCTCGCAGACAATACGACATGGGAGGATATACGGATCCTGTTTAATGCAATCATATATCGCATAGGGTATCACCCTTTTTGCACCTCTATCACGATGCTTCGGAACGTGAGCCCGCTACGAGAGACGGAGATAATAGCCGCTCAGAAGAATTTGCAAAGTTGGAAGGATGCAACCAAAGCAGATTCCTAGTGATTGTAAAAGAAGCTCTAGGATTAACGTTTAATCAGACGTTGGATAGTAGCTATGGATTGATAGAGACATTACTGCAGGAGTACTCATTTGTAATGAGAGAGCGTAATAAGATTACTGATGAAGACGGTAAAGTTGAAGGTAGAGATTATGAATGGGTAGAACTACCCTCTTTTGATGATCCTAGTAAGACGATCAGGATAAAGAAGTATAACGATATAGCTGGTAAGGTCAAGGGTTAAGGTAATTTGCTGTTGTGTTTATATATTAGGTTAACTGTTTTTTTTATTAAATTGGTTTAGAGTATTGTGGTCCCTTGTATCTGTGAAGATATAGGGGATTTTTTAATATCCCCTTTTTATCTCAGCATCTACGCTATCCATCATCTTTGTTATTTCGACATTATCCCTTTCCAAATTTTGGATAATGCGGGATTGGTAAGTGATCATCCCTTCAATTCTTCCTTTTTTGAGTCCGAGGCTTAGGCCTCTTTGAAAAGCTTCCTGTAGTTCTTTCTTCCGGAGAACGCTATTCACTCCGTTTTTTCGTTCATTTTCCTTGGTCATGGCAACTTGTGTTAACTAGATATATGAGGATTGTACCGTAAGATACAACCCTCTGTTATTTTTAATCTGTTATTTCTACAATATATTGTAAAAGAGCATTATACACTGTAAGAGGAATTTGTTTTTTCCATTTATCTGCAACATCTTTGATATTCTGTTCTTTAGCTCTTTTATAGGATTGAAAAGCCTCTTCAATTGTTTTAAAATAGCCAAGTAGATGACGTTTTCCATTAATTGTAACTCTAGAAACAAAGCAATCATTAGCTTTATGATAGCTAACTCCAATAGGATAGATTCCTCTTGTATTATTACTCTTTATGAATAATTTATTTATTTCCTCAGGAACAAAACAGCATGTATCTGGTGAATAAATCTTATTTCCTTTTCGAAGGATATCTTTTTCTAATTGCCATCCATCAACATAATGTTCTTCAAACCACTCTGCAAATAATTGAAAATTATACCATTCAGAACTAACTTCACAACCACGATATGTTGGACGTCTTTCTAATGATTGTTTATCATAACACCTAACAAACATATTTACCCAATGTTGATATTGTATCGTTGGTTTTTTATTCATAGATGCTTCATGCCTTCCTATTCCAATAAACCCTAATCCATAAACTCTTGGGTATAATGGATCTTTTAATGTTCCTCTCCTGATATTTGTGGCATCAGTTGTGCTAATATATCCGGTTTGAATAAATTCTACATCAACATCATACTTGTTACCATATCTTATAATTTGGATTTCACCATTAAATTTCGTTTGAAAAGTATCTCCTACTTGTAATATACGTTTCACTCAGTACCTCCTTTCTTAATGTCATGGTCCAATTGTTCAGCAGTTAAACAGGATGCAAATGTTATAATATCGTTTATATTTTCATCAAAACGATCTTCAATGCCGTTTGACAGTTCAACGCCATTCTTTCTCATACGGGCGCAAATGTTACGATGCACAGATTTTGTTTCTTGAAGACTTTTCAGTAGACCAAATAATTCTTGGTCTATGATTCTTTCGGGAGAGATGGCTACGTTTTCTTGTGTAGCCAATTCCGGATTAGCCGGATTAAGATTTTCTTTTTTCATAATGTAATGATGTATTTGGCATTTAGGCAGAAAAACGGCTGCCATTTCCCGTGTCGCCAAACACATCATTACAGAACGCCAGAGCGAAAGTAATAGAATCGGGATAAGCAGCCGTATTTATTAATAAGTTTATTAATGGACATAAAAAAAGCCCATAACATATCATGAGCATTGACCGCGCTCTGCGGCATTAACTAATAATGATGTATTTGGCGAGACAAAGATGGATGTTTTTTTTTAGATATCCAAATAAAATCTTCTGAATTTATATTTTATCTAAAAAAGATGGGAATACGAAATAAGGAAGGTGCTCTCTACTTTAGTACCGGTATAGATAATTCAGGGTTATATTCAGGACGTCGAGAGGCAATGGGAATCATCAAAGCTATGGCCAGTGAGATCACTTCTTTTGATGTATTCGGTGGGATTGGTATAAGTGCGGGCATTGCATTTGCCCAGGCCGCCAAAGGTGCATACGACTTTGAAAAGCAGTTCCAGCAAAGTATGAAAGAAGTTGCTACTCTTTCAAGTGGGATAAAGGGGAGCTTAACGGATTATATGAATCAGGTTATGGAGATAACCCGCGAGGTTCCAGTACTTGCGAATGATGCGGCTAAAGCATTGTATCAAATTGTATCTGCCGGCCATGACGGCGCTGATGGTATGAAAATTTTAGAAGTATCCGCTAAAGCTGCCATCGGTGGAGTTACCGATACAGCAACGGCGGCAGACGGTATCACTACCCTATTGAATGCCTATAAGCTTGATGTTTCAGAAGCTGAGAAAATATCAGATCAACTATTTACTACCGTCCGGCTTGGTAAGACCTCATTTGGAGAGTTAGGCAAGAGTATTGCGCAAGTTGCGCCTGTTGCTGCCGCCTATGGTGTGGAAGTAGATCAGGTCTTAGCCGCTGTTGCTACCCTAACCAAACAAGGTACGCCTACAGCGCAAGCAATGACTCAAATACGTGCTTCCATTATTGCAGTATCCAAGGTGCTCGGTGATGGCGCATTTGATAACAGGACCTATCAAGAGGCGCTAGCAGAAGTTGCTAGACAGGCAGGAGGCTCGGAAGCAGAACTTCGTAGATTAGTTCCAGAAATCGAGGCGGTCAATGCAGTTCTTGGATTGACAGGAATTAACGTCAAAGAGGCTGCCGGACATTTGGAAGAAATGCAAAATGCCACAGGCGCAGCAGAAGCAGCTTTTAAAGAAATGGCTTCTTCTGCTGATAATCAAATGAAGCTACTGGGGAATAACATAACGGCCGCCCTTCGCCCGTTAGGACAGGAAATCTTAAAAGAAATATCTGCCGCAGCACAATCTATGAACGAAGCCTTTAAAGATGGCAGTGTTCAAGAGGCATTGAAAGATATAGGTGCCTTAATAGTTGTCGTCACGACTGCCCTTGCAGGATACAAAGGAGGTATTCTTGCTGTAAGTACTGCTAAACAAGTATATGCAACAGTTACGGCTATTGTTAATAAACAGCGTGCTATTGAAGCGGCCAACCTTGTATTAACCAAAGGTATGTATGCCATTGAAGCTACCATGATTGCCAAGAACACATCTGCCCGTATTCTTTTAACCAAAGCTTTAAAGGCTCAAACAATCGCTCAACTGAATAATGTTGCTACAATGTTGACTAATCCATATATTGCAGTTGCTGTAGCATTCGCAGGGCTTGGATATGCTGTTTACAAGTGTGCCACGGCTACGACCGCTGCCGAAAAAGCTCAAAAGCGATTCAATGCTACCATAAAGGAAAGTAAACAGAGGGCAGAAGATTATAGGAATCAAATTCAAGATCTTGTGTCCGTTGCCAAAAACGATGCAGCTGCCACTTTTGAAAGGCATAAAGCCTTGCTTCAATTACAGCGCTTAATGAAATCCGTTTTTAAGGATATGGATTTGAAGAAGCTGAAAGATATGGATGATTTGGAACTAACTAACAAAATAGCAGAAGCAGAAGCAAGAAGAAATGTTATTATAGCTAAAACACAACTTGTTCTAAAACAAAAGGCGTTGTCACAATCAGAAAAAACGTATGATAACTTGAAAGATACCCCCGGAGTGTCCTTAAGCTCACTGAACGACTCAAAAAAGGATATGGATACGGCCAAAAATGAAGTAAAAATGTGGCAGGATGAAGTTAACAAAGCTGTTGATATTCATTCAAAATCCAATAAAGCGCTAGTGCAAACTCAAAAAGAAGCTCATGAAAAAGCTACTACGCAAAATAAGGCTTTTTGGACGAAGCAGAAAGACGATGCTACAAAAGCACTAGATTCAATCGCTTCGGCACAAAAGAAATTGATGGATGCCGGAAATTTCAAGGGTATAGACTCCGCTGTGGTAAAGTCCTATAAAGAAAATGCCAAGAAATTGAAAGAAGCTGAGAAAGAATTAAAAGTCTATGACTCATCTTCCAAACAGGACGATAAAACGCAAAAGTTACGTGAGGAGCAGGAAAAATACAAGCTCCTGCTCGATAAGCAAACACGCGAACAGGAACGAATCAAGATCGATTCAGCAAATGAACTCGAACAGATTGAAATAAACAAACTCAAAGAAAGTAGTGAAAAGGTCCTTAAACAAAGAGAGCTTAATCACAAACTAGAATTGCAGGCTATTGAGCGTGAAGCAGAAGATAAGAAATTACAAGAAATTGAAAAAGCTCGCTCTGCTTTTGAAGCTAATCCGGAAAACAAGAAGAAGACTTTTAATACAAGTGCTTTCATCAATTCTGAGTCAACGAAGAAACTGTTTGCCATGTTCGACAACGTTGCAAAGGAAGCCGCTGCGACTTCTGATACAAAGTACAATCGTGGAGATGATCTATCTGATTTGTTGAATCAGTATCAGGACTATACAGATCAACGGCTTGCGATTGAACGAAAGTTCAACGAAGATATTGCTACTCTTCAAGAACAGCGCAAACAGGCAGAAAAGGACGGAAATACAGAACAGGTAGAACAGATTGATCGTTCCATCACCCAAGCTACGAAAGATAAGGGTATGGAACTTATGAATATGGACTATAATAAGCTGAAAGAATCTCCGGAATACGTTCGTGCCTTTGAGAATTTGAAAGAAACATCTTCTGAAACATTGAACTCACTTCTTTCTCAGCTAGAGAATGCTAAGGGGGAGGCTGCCCGTGTACTATCCCCCGATCAACTTCGCGAATATACTAGTACTATTCAATCGATCATGGATGAATTGGATTCCCGTAACCCTTTTCAATCATTGTCAGATAAGAAAAAGGAACTTGCAGAAGCGGAAGAAGAACTGGCTAGAGCGCAAATCGAATTAGAGAATGCTAGAGCTCAAGCGGAAGCAGTAAAAGGTGGTGCCATGATTGAGAATGGTGTCAAATCATCGAAGTATAATCCCAAGACCGGAAAGATCGACTCTACCAAAGCATATCTGACCGAAGCACAGGCATTGGATAAGGTGAAGGAGAAAACGGATAACTACAATGAGGCAAAAGACAAAACGACGAAAGCCAGCGCAAAAGTACAAGCTGCTGAAAGGAAAGTGGCAAGCGTTATCGGAGAACTCGGTGACGCTTTAAAAGATCTAGGTTCAGCTATCGGCGGACAAGCCGGTGAAATTATAAGTATCATTGGCAATATCGGCACCTTCGCCATGACGGCGATGAATGGCGTAGAAACGGCATCCACAACAGCATCAACTGCAATCAAAGCGGTTGAAAAAGCATCTGTCATTCTCGCCATCATCGGTGCAGCTATGCAGATAGCAATGAAAATCTTCGACCTGTTCGGCAAAGATGACACAACAGAAAAGTATGAGAAAGCTAAAGAAGCTTATGAATCTTATATCAACATTCTTGATAGAGTAATAGAAAAGCAACTAAAATTAGCGGAAACTCTTACTGGAGATAATGCGAATGCCGCTTATGAAAAAGCCCTTGAAATGATAAGGCTACAGAATGAGAACGCACGTGTTCTAGGCAGACAATACTTGAACTCCGGTGCATCCGGCAAGTCACATTCCAAAGGTTATTCTGAGGTAAAAGATATGTCTATGGAGGGATGGAAACAGGCGGCAGATACTTTAGGCATGAGTGTTGATGAGTTTAAAGACAAAATGGGCGGACGCATGTCCGGTCTGTTTGATTTGACAGATGAACAACTTGCAAAACTTCAAGAGAATGCTGGAATCTTCTGGTCACAACTTGACTCTGACACTCAAAAATTCGCAGATCAGATAGTGGATGGTGTTACCCAGGTTGCAGAGGTTGTCGAGCAGAAGATCACCGATGCTACTCTCATTGATATAGACGGACTTCGTTCAGACTTTCAGGATCTGCTTACAGATATGGATGCCGATAGTGCTGATTTCGCAGATAACTTCGAGGAATACATGAGAAATGCTATTCTTAATTCCATGCTCAAAGAAGACTATATGGACCGATTAACAGCTTGGAGGAAGAAGTTTTATGACGCCATGGATGATGGAGTAACCGAAGAAGAATATAATGCTTTAAAAGCGGAAGGTCAGCAGATTTCTGATGACATGAAAGCCAAACGAGATGCGTTGGCTGAAATGTATGGCTGGAACAAAGATGACGATGAGCGTGAAGCATCAAAGAAAGGTTTTGCCTCCATGTCGCAGGACTCTGCAGATAAACTGGATGGTGCATTTGCTGTTATGACTTCTCACACATATTCAATAAACGAAGGAGTCAAGCAAATACAATTGAGTACAGATAAGATCATTGAGAAGCTTGTATACCTATCCAGCATGGACAAGAATATAGGTGAAATGATGAAACATAGCGATCTGGTCATTACTTACCTGTCAGACATAAGTAGTCATACGGCACGCCTTGAAGCTATTGAGAAGGCTATAGAATCTATCAGAATAGGGATTGACACATTGAACACTAAAGGCATAACATTGAAGCGATGACAGGACAATTTTACTTAGACGGAATAGATGCATATACCAGTTTAGGGATATGCGTTACAAAGGGAAGCTACAATAATCTTGTAGCCTTCCCTGCTATCAAAGAACCGGAAAAAAACGACTGGCCGGAAGAGGATGGACAAGAATTTGACCTTTCTAATATTGCCCTAAATACAAGTGATATAAGCATTGAATTTGCGTATATGGGCAGTATGGGCATTGGCGGACTAATTGATAAGCTCTCGGACCTGAGTTATCATGAATTTCGTTTTCCACTCATTGACAGAACATATACCCTACGTTTGTCTTCTCAAAACAGTTATGTAATCAATACGGGCCTTGAAATTTCTAAGTTCACTCTTACAAATGACTTTCCCCGTGAAGCCAACTATGAGTATCAAGAACCTATTAACGATAGTGACCTCCCATTTCCAAAGGGCTATGAGCTTGACGGTAAAGATCTGACCGACTATGGTGTAGTAGTATTGAAAGGCAGTACAGCAGAGATACTGAAAACTCCTGCGGTAAAGAAGAATCTGCTGCAAAATTTCAAGTACCAGGACGGAGCCATCTACGACGGGAATGCCGTAAAGTTTCAAACTAAAGATGTAGCTATAAAATGCGCAATGCGAGCTAAGACGATCGAAACATTCTGGCGCAATCGTGATGCTCTACTTCATGACTTGACAAAGCTATATTTAAAGACAGATGATGAAGGATATGAGTATTCCGATGCGGAACGTATATTTTATTGTGATGAGTGGAGTGAAAGCTATCCCTGCTATTATAAGAGCTGTCAGACAAACAGTTTTACTCTTAATAACGGTGTATGGTGGGAATTTACCTTGAAGCTCGTATTTACTAGCTTCCGGATTGGAGAAACAGACTTCCTGCTTGCATCCGAAGCGGGTGAGTTTATTATAACAGAGGACGGAGAGTTTTATATTGACTTAAATTGAAGAGACCATGGATGAAAAAGAAATGAATGGAATCGTAATCAAAGGAGAATATCATGAGGCGGTACAATGGGACCTAGAAGGATTCAAATGTCACGAATGTTCCCTTTATGAAGTTTGTGATTGTATAGCAACTTGTACATTATCAGATATGTCTCTTTGTGAACATATTACTGATAATAAATTGTCTGTGTTTGTCAATCGTGGAAAAGTGAAAATAGAAAAAGTATAGAAGCCATGCCATTAAAAAAGAAAAGAATATCAGAGTTGAACGAAGCCAGCGACATGAAAGGCTTCTACACTATTGGATACCGAATAGTAAGCGGTGTCAAGACCAGCCTTAAATTCGGACTAGAGAAGATTCAGACAGCCTTAGATAATATGCTCAAAGCTACGAGCGATGCCAAAACCGCTACTACCGATATGCGGCAATTAGAGGCTACCGTTGAAGAGAATGAATCAGCTCGTGAAACTGCTGAGTCTCGTCGTAACGCTTCCGAGCAATCAAGGCAGACAGCTGAAACAGGACGTTCAAGAGAAGAACAGGCCCGTGAAGCAGCTGAATCAGTGCGCATCACTAATGAGAATGCACGTAAGAGCGCCGAAACTGGACGTTCCTCTGCTGAAAGTAATCGTGTAACCGCAGAGGGTAAGCGAGTAACAGCCGAAGGCACACGTGAGTCTAATGAACAAACGAGAAAGAATGCTGAGACTACCAGAGGCACGGCAGAAGCCGAACGCCTATCCTCTGAAACAGCTCGCAAGTCTGCCGAGTCTGCTAGAGTTACCGCAGAAGGAAAACGGGTAGCTATAGAAGAAGCACGCGTCTCAACTGAAACAGCTCGTTCCTCTGCAGAAAATATCAGAAAGCAGAATGAAGAGGCACGAAAAACGGCTGAAAGTACTCGCAGTTCAAATGAAACATCTCGCAAGTCTGCGGAAACAGGCCGGGTGTCGGAGGAAAACAAAAGAAAGGCTGCTGAAACTTCCCGTGCCACGGCCGAAACTTCCCGGGCATCCGAAGAAGACAAAAGAACGCAGAATGAAGATGCCCGTAAAACAGCGGAAGGCACTCGCGGATCAAATGAGACAAAACGTGTGAATGCTGAAACAGGACGTGTAGAGGCGGAATCTAAACGTAAGTCAGAGTATGCCGGTATTGTGCAGGAAATGACACAAGCAACAAATGAAGCCACCGGACAGATTGCTATTGTCAAGCAATTAACAGATGATGCAAATGCAGCTAAAAATGCGTCTGTTGAACAGACAGCTCTAGCGAAGAAAGCTACAGACGCGGCTAATACTGCGGCTGGTAGTGTCAATGCTGCAAAAGAAGCTGCTAATACTGCAGCGGCAGGTGCCAATGCTGCTAAAACAGCTTCAGAAGCCCAAACTGCTCTTGCAAAGAAGGCCACTGACGATGCAAATGCAGCTAAAAATGCATCTGTAACACAGACAGGTTTAGCAAAGAAGGCTACTGATGACGCGAATGCTGCTGCACTGGCTGCTAACAATGCAGTTTCAGGAGTTGATGCAAAAGTGAAAGCTGCGGTTGATGCGCTCGTGGCCGGTGCTCCGGACGCTCTCGATACGCTAATCGAATTGGCGAACGCCCTTAATAATGATCCGAATTTTGCTGCTACCATGGCAACAGAGTTAGGGAAAAAACTCAATATAACTGATATCGTTAATAATCTGACTACTGGAGGAACTAGCAAAGTGCTTTCTGCAGAACAAGGAAAAGCCCTAAAAGCTGCTTTGGACTCCCATAACCATGATAGCAGATATGAACTGATAATCACTAAACTTACCGCCTTTAACAAGAATTTCGGTACGACTGCCGGGACTGTATGCGAGGGTAACGACGCCCGGTTAAGCAATGCAAGAACTCCATTAGCTCACTCACATAAGAAAGCGGATATTAGCGATTTCCCAACTTCAATGCCGGCAAGCGATGTGCCCGCTTGGGCGAAGGCCGCAAGCAAACCGAGTTATACGGCAAGCGAAGTCGGAGCTTCTCCTTCTAATCATAATCACACCGGGACCTATGAACCTGCATTTACAAAGAACTCTGCTTTTAATAAGAATCTAGGCACTGCTGCCGGAACCGTATGCGAGGGAAATGATGCCCGGTTAAGCGATGCCCGTACCCCGAAAGCACATACTCACAAAAAGTCTGAGATCAGTGACTTTCCTACTTCGATGCCTGCTAGCGATGTGCCCGCTTGGGCGAAGGCTGCAAATAAACCCAGTTACACAGCTAGTGAAGTTGGTGCATCCCCGTCGAACCACAATCATGCGGGTACTTATGAACCTGTATTTACTAAAAAAGCGGCTTTTAATAAAGATTTTGGTACGGCTGCCGGTACTGTATGCGAAGGTAACGATGCTCGCCTGTCCGATACCCGTACACCAAAAGCGCACACTCATAAGAAAGCGGATATCAGCGATTTCCCAACTTCGATGCCTGCCAGCGACGTGCCGTCATGGGCGAAGGCTACAAATAAACCGAGTTACACTGCAAGCGAAGTTGGGGCCTCTCCTTCTAATCATAACCACGATGCAGATTATCAGCCACTCGGTAATTATGCTAACGCATCACATACTCATGCAGCAGCTGATATTACGCCTGATTCAACACATAGATTCGTATCTGACTCTGAAAAAAGCACATGGAACAGTAAGGCTGCCGGCAGCCATAATCACGATTCTGTTTATCAAGTAAAAGGTAGTTATGCGGCAAGTTCACATAGCCATGTCGCCACTGAAGTGACTCCGGATGCTACTCACCGCTTTGTTACTGATTCGGAAAAAAGCACTTGGAATAGTAAAGCTGCTGGTAGTCACAATCATGACTCAGTTTATCAAGCGAAAGGCAGTTATGCTCCTTCATCACATAGCCATGTTGCCACTGAAGTGACTCCGGATGCTA